CCGAGGTCCGCCGGCAACACCGGAGCTACCCACTCATGCTGGGTCCTAGTAACAATTATTCCCTCCGGACCTCTTAGTAATGCCACTGGGTGAGCTGTGAACACGATCCAAGCTTCTGCACATCCATGACTAGATGCCAGGATCATCACTTCAGGCTTTCCAAAGGTACACCATATGCACCCAACGAGATCAGACATGCGAAGAATATCTCCTACCCATCGAAGGTATACAGTGGTAGTGGACCCCCGCTCTGATAATGATGTCATTAATGATATGACATCATCACGCTGCGTGAGAGGTATATCCACAACATAGACCACATCGTCTGAGGCATAACTGTTCAGCAATGAGATTGTAAGAGGATCCTGAATTCGTCCAGTGGAGGATAATTCTGGTTTCACACGTATAAATCGATTCACCAACCCTATTCTAGATATCGAGGGGGGGGGCGGAGGGGAAGAGAGCCGGTAATGCTTGGCAAGGTCTTCCCAGAGGTCTAATCCTATTACAAGGAGAGCCCCAGTGATGAGTAGACAAGCTGCTCCTGACCCAGCACCAAGCCCAACGTTGATTACTACCCTACCCCTAGTTCGGGACGCAATCTGATAGTAACTGTAGCATGTTGTAGAGTCCCCTCCATACAGCCGCCCTACCATCCGTGAGCATGTGAACCGATCGTAAGAGAGGCGGTTGAATGGTTGTCTCCAGGCAGGACTGCGAAGACTATTAAGCTGCATTTCTCCTTTGGTAATGCAAAAAATCTGCACATCATTCCTGAACATCCCAGGTTCCACTGTAGGGGCAGCAAGGCGCGGTGCTCTCCTTACTGTCAGGCGACGGAACAATCTCATTGCTTCTGTAGCAGCGGTGTCAAAGAAGAGGATTTGTCTCCCCGACATGATCCTTCGTAAGTCCTCCTCGAGGCCCATATGCCCGTCATCTCTGACCCATACGCATGCACTCGCCAGGAATCGGTACAGTGCATTAATACGCTCCGAGGTTCCCGTGTTTCGACGTAGTGTTATCGCCAGATTGGTTCTCACCAAGCTGTACATCTGATACATGGATATCTCTTGCCGGACTCCGGCCCTGTACGCAGCAATCTTGATTGCAGCCACGAGACTTCTGGATACAGCACCGGCACCCTCGTCGAGGAATAGAATGTCGATAGCATGGTAAGCCTTTGATTCAGGATTTGCAAATAGCTCAATTGACCGCTGATGAATCCATTGTGCTATCTTCCTCTCTGTTGACATCGGACCAACTGTATATCCCAGAGGTGAAGATGCAAACATCTTAATGAGATCCTCATCGTTCCAGAAGAAAGGGTGCCTGATCATCTGAGCTACAGTGATAGACAGGGCATTGGATAGAGAGAATACAGCAGGTATGGGTGACCAACGAGGGTCGTCTCCTGGGACAGTAAACATGTGGCATATTGCGAACCTTGCTACCTCCAAGGCCATCATTTCTATTGCCCCACGCACTGTCACACCTCTAAGTTCGAGTATGTCTATGTTCAGTCTGATGGTTCCGCTTGATTTATCAGCTATGACGAGTGCTGTGTGGGAGCGTTCCAAGGCACGAACAATGATCCGCCGCAGAGCATACATACAAGACGTGGTAGAGGAGGTCATATCTTTGGCTCGGCCGACCATAACTGTTCTAGTATCCGCTAATGTCGCCTCCAGATATACATGAGGAGAGTATGCCATTCTATTCCCAGTTAATGTAACGTCAGGTAACGGAGTGACATCTGCTGCCATCATTTCTAGCTCCTGGAAGGGAGCTAGTTCATCTGGGCTGTACACTATGGTCGCATATAAGCGCGCGTCGGAGCAGTGCGAGGTGATCTGAAGAGCTGATACACACATCAACATGTCCTCCTGTACCATCTTTGGGTAATCCTCTTCACCTCCAGAGATCGGCCTAGCATCGTCGGTGGAGAGTATGGAGTTACTAGCAACGGTCATTGATCCTAGTCCGTATGCTCCGCGCAATCCGAGTCTCGATGAATACCTGTGATATGTCGCCCCTCCATATACCTCACCTAAGTATGGAAGTGTTTTGATTAGGTCAACATTTGCTCGTGACCGTGTAACTGCGGCAATCAATTGCTTCATACTAGTCCCTACTCCGGGCTGCACTGCAATCCTTGATAGCTTCTCTACAGCAACATCAGGAGCAGATGATGTGATGATTCGATACCCATGCTCTGACCGCTTCTCTCGAGTGGCCCGGCCCATATATGGGTCTGACTCTCCTCTTACAAATGATGCTGCTGTGCCAACATGATAAGCTAGGTATCCCTTTACCCCGGCTCTCCAGTCAGGACTCATACTAACAGAGAGAGTATGCTCGAACGGGGTATAGGAGGTAACCCCACAGATCTCTCCTCCTCCTCCCAGATCCCAACTCTTCCTCAACTCGCAGACATCCTTGTAGACAGAACTTATGCAACGCTCACTGTCTGCCATGCGACTTAGCTTGTACATCAAAGTAGACAGGGCCCCAGTACTTGATGTCAGTATCTGATAACATGGGTTCATCTCATTATCCCCTTGCAGAAGTGCTTGGATGGTTTGAGTCGAGGTGAACATTTTCCCTATCTGCCGTGATATCCCAGCCAGTGACCAGGAGAAAATATCTGAGAGAATAACAGGGTTCATTGGCCTAACCGAAGCTAGGTGAGAGTACAGGCAATCCTCGTAGCATGTAACCTTGGTAGAAAGCAATTCCTTGATTACGACATTCTTCGTGACAGCTTCCACCTTCCGTTTGCTCCGCGACAAGACAGACATTTCAG